TCATCAAGGTCTCTGTATGCCCGGATGCCTTCGCGGACTGTCCGGTAGATGAAGATCGACAAGCCCACCAGCAAGGTGATCTCGCCCATGACGATCAGCGCATGGATAGTGCTCACAGGGCCAATTCCTCTTGGTCTTCCAGCGGCCAGCCAAACACCTCGCGCCAGATGTTCTCGCACACCCGGTTGGCGGTGTAGTCTGCAACCACCTCTTCACCCTCAGGGTCGTTGCCGTAGACCAGCATGAAGGTGCCCATGGTCTTGTAGTCCAGAGGGTCCTTTACACGCAGGTAATCGATGTCGGTCGTGCCCAGTGCAGGCATGATGATATCTTCCCTGCGGCTGTCCACCACAGTCCATTCCTCGCCATCGTTAACGCTGATCGTGTAGCCACGCTGGATGATGTTGCGGACCAGTTTCAGGACGTAGAAGCGTTCACCTAGTGTCATGTCTTTCACTCCCACATCTTGCGGTCTTGTTCCTGCTCATACCCGGCGGCGTAAGCAGCAATCTCTTCTGGGTCGGTCAGAGCGATCCTCTCGCTCGAATAGGTGCCTGCGGCGTACTTGTGTGGATCGAAGCCGCGACCGTAATAGCGGTCAGCCGATCCCCGGTCATATGCTCCGCCATGCCTTGAATGTTCGATGTTCATGCTATCCTCCATCAGTTCCGGGCTGTCACGGTCAGGCTGGTATAGCCAGCCGTCTTCTTCTGGTTCGCTGCGCAGAACCGCTCGAAAGCAGCATCGCCCAAAAGCTCCTTAAGCTTGGCAGCGATTGCCTTGGGGTCTGCCGACCAGCGGTCTTCAACCTTGCTGACAGTGGCGCTGAACAGCTCCCCGTCATGCTTGCCAGCGCCGCGCTTCTTGATGTCAGCGGAGAGCTTGTCGGCAAGCTTGGTCAGGTCCGCGATCTGCGCCTTGATCTCGCCAAGCTGGTCAATGTCGATCAGGTTCGTTTTGTTGAATATTACGGTATGCATGATGTCGTGCCTTTCTATAAAGATTGTATAGGTTTGGTAGGTATCGAGGCTGTCGAATAAGCCTGACATATTGTCAGGTTTTAGCGGTGGAAGTCGTGCGTTTGAGGTATTATGATACCTCCCCACGTACCTTGGCGATGACAGTACGGGCTGCGTCCATGTTCTCTCCCGTCATGCCAGTGCCCTCAAAAATCTCCACCAAAACAGCCAGCGCGCTGGGATCTGTTACCCTCTTGGCGATGGCGATTGCGTCTCCTGCCTCTTCGACAATCCCCTTAAACGCCTCGGTGATCTCATCCGAATGACCAACGATTTTGCTGTAGTGGTGGGCGATTGCCTCAATGCGCTTCAGTGCCGCTAAGATTTCATTGTCCATGATACTTGCTCCTTACTCATTCTAGATAGGGCTTCCTGCCCTAATGCACAAGAGGTAAAAGTGGTATAATAATACCGTCACGCTGCCAGCGCCTCTTCCTCTTCGGCGCTGGCAAGCAGGAACTCTGCGGCCTTCTTCGCTTGGCTGGAAGCGGTGAAGATGGCGCGCTTGTCGCCCTTCAGGACCTTGAGCCAAGAGCCCACATAGCGGTCGTGCTGGAGCCCTTCGAGCGGGATGCCGGTCTGGGCGCAGACGAAGGCGCTGCCGATCTCAGCGACCAGTTCCTCAAAGGCGTAGGCATCGTCGCCAAAGCGCTTGCCAAATTGACGGTCGCAGCGCGACTGATGGCCGGTCCAGTGAACGAGCTCATGGGCGAGGGTGCCAGCGTATGCGTCCGCGCTCTCGAAGGCATCCGCGCTGGGCATGGTGATGCTGTCGAAGGTGGGCGAGTAGCAAGCGCTGGTGCCGCCATGGATCACCCGGGCACCGACCTGAGCAGCCAGCACGTTGATGTTGGTGTTGCCACGGGTGACAGGCGCGGGTGCCTTGAGCTTGGCTTCGTCGATGCCCTCGCACTGATCGACGGCGAACACCGTGTACCCCTTGGCGAACGGCACGACCTTTTCCTCGCCGGTCTCAGCGTCCTTGACCTTGGGGAATGACCAGAACACGATGGCCGTGCCCTTCTCGCCCTTGCGGACGCTGCCGCCTAATTCCTTGGCCTGCTTGAAGGTGAGCCAGCCGCCCTCGCCCAGCACCAGCCAGTTGATGCCGTTGTACGGGCGACCGGTGGCGGCATTGTACGGGCCGACCGCGCCGCACTTGTTTGCGGCCCAAGGCTTGAGCCAAGGCGCGGTGCCCTGCTCTAATGAGGCGACGATGCGGTCGGTGACCTGCTGGTAGATGTCGTTGGTGGTGGTCATGGTAGTTGCTCCTTGCTTGTCTGATTAATAACCGTGGTTGATGGCGAAGGCTTCGATCTTGGCGATGGTCGATGCGGGCACCGACAGCGACTTCTCGCAGTTGCTGTCCCAGAGGCAGCCCTCAGCGTCGAGCGCTGCCAGCGATGCGGTGAAGCGGCCCTTCTCAACATCGCAGTAGGTCTGGCCGCAATCGCTGTACACTTCGACGCTGTAGCCGTTGATGGTGGTCTTGATGGTCATGTCAGTAGCTCCTTGCTTGGTTGATGCCCCCTTATAATAGGGGGCCTCGCCCTAGTCTAGATAAATCGTACATGAGGAAATCTGATTAATAGGCTAGGGCTGATCGCCCTAATCGATTAGTCGTATAGCTTGCGTCCTACGCGCTTTTCCATGAGCGCCTTGGTTTCTTCGAGCGATAGGCCGTCAGCAACTAAGCGCCATGTCTTGCGCATCCCGCCGCGAACGCGCCCGTCATAGTTCTCGCAGAGCTTGTAGACCGTGTATCCCGTGTTCGACTTTCCGGGCGCGTAGATCACGCCCTTGGCAGACTTGCATGCTTGGCTGGTGTATATGGTCATGGCCTTGATCCTCTCAAAGGAAGTCGATGGTGTAGTAGTTCAGGTTGTCGCCCCACTTCGGCGCGACCCAATTGAACCGGATGCGGACGATGCAGCGGTTGGGGTAGACATCCCCGTCCTGCTTGCTGAAGAGCTCTTCACCGTTCACGCATGAGATGTAGCGGGTGAAGCCGTCAGCGATCAGGTCGGCCTGTGCTGCTTCATGGGTCTTGTAGCTGCTCTGCATTTGGGTCACTCCCCGTTGGTTGATGCCTCCTTATAATAGGGCGCTTTGCCCTAGTCCACATCTAATCGTCACCATAATGAGGGTAATATGCCCTAATGATACTGCCATTATGGTTGCTGTTTATTGTTGACCGGTAGGGCGTGATGCCCTAGGTGTTGGGTGTCAACAAGGAGCAAGTGACATGCAGGTATTATTAGAACGCAAGTGCACCGCGACCCACCGCTGGCATACCGTTGCCCGCTTCGAGCTCGGCATCGATGCGCTCGACGCAGCCATGGCCCTCAGCAAGCTGGACGGTGGTGAGTATCGGGTGTTCGATGACCGCTATCCTGATGAGGGTGAGCCGCTGATCACGGTCTATGCCGCAGGGGAGTTCGTATCATGAGCGGGCTGCGCTACACCGTCAGCATCCAGTGCATCGTCACCCCGGGCGACTGGGATGACCTCGCCGCCTTCCGCTGGTTCGCGGATGCCCGCGCCCATGCGCTGCGCACCACCAAGGGCGACAAGCTCAACCGCTTCGTCCGCATCAGCTTCGCGGACGGGCGTGAGTCGCTCTACTTCCGTGGCGGTGTCTCAGCCGATCACCTGTTCGAGGAAGCAGCCTGACCGCGCACGGGCGTGGGGCCAGCCGCCCCGCGCCCCACCGCGCCCGCGCCCCGTGGGCGCTGCGCGCCCGCGCCCGTCAGCCGACAGGCTGACAAGCAAACCAGTACGTCTGCCGAAGGCAGTCTGCTATTCTGTGGTGTGAGACTGTTTTATTACAACAAGACACCCCTATACACCCCTTTCCTGTGGGATTTGGTACCATATGGGGGTTACATTCTGCCGACCCGCAATACGCCACCAAAAACCGCACCCACAAAAGCGCACATGCGTTTTAGCGAAATGGCATATGCGCTTTAAGCGGTGCGACTGAACGCCAACGGACTTGCGCGGACCACCGCGAACAGCTACAAGCGGGGCGTCAACAAGTTTGCTCCTTGCTGATTTAGGCGGTCCGCTCTCACTGGCGGGCCGCCTTTTCTCTGCCAACAGACTGGCCCACAGGGAAACACCCCCACCCCCTCTTGCTAAATAAATGGCCGGGGGGTATTTACCAAAAAGGACGACGCCCCTGAGGCGCTGTCTGGGGTGGTTCTCGTTTCAGGGAAGTTATGGGTGCCACCCCAGACATCCATTAAGAGAAGATAGAGCGTGGGTCCCCCAGCGGTGTTGACATGGGGACATCTAGCCCGGAACTTGAAACGCCTGACGATTGCCTGAGATGGCATGAAACCCGTGAGGGTTGCGTGGAGTCCTCCGATCCGGGGAATAACTGAGGACCTAGGCACCGCACACGCTCTATCTTCTTTTGCCGGATTAGCTCAGCGGTAGAGCAACCGCCTTGTAAGCGGTAGGTCGTGAGTTCGATCCCCACATCCGGCACCACCCTTTGCCGGGGTAGCCCAAGAGGAAGAGGCGGGGGTCTCAAAAGCCCTTCAGTGTGGGTTCGAACCCCACCCCCGGTACCACTTGCCCAAAATGGCCGAATTGATTAGATTGGCCCGATCTTATTTGATTTGGGTATTATTGATGGCCAAGCGTCCCACTACCGTAATGGTGAAGAAGAATGCCAAGCTGGCCAAGCGCAAGGCGCATAGCCCGCTGCCGGAGGGTGCTGACCCGATTAATGACACGCCGGAGAAGCTGGTTACCAATCGTGAGGTAATTACGCTTCCTGTGGTGGACGCGACTGATGAGGACAAGAAGGAGCCGGAATATACGGTTTCTCCTTTTCGTGCGCTGCTGGCGGATCGCGGTCGGACTATTCGGACGGGTGAGCATGTTCCGACAGCGAAGACCCGGCAGGGTGTGATGTATGCGGGTGGCCTTGGGCTGTCGCAGGAAGCGATTGCCAAGGTGATGGGGATCAGCATTGCCACGCTGCGCAGCCATTACGATGAGGAGCTTGAGGCCGCGCAGCTTGTCATGATGAATGACATTCAGGCCAACCTTTATAACATTGCGCGAGATCCGAAGCACAAGAGCACGGTGCAGGCTGGTATTTTCCTGCTAAGCAAGCTTGGCGGCGATACGTACCGGGACAAGAAAGCGGTCGAGCTTACTGGCCCTGATGGCAAGCCGTTGCAGATTGACCACCAGACCAAGACGATTGATCCGAGCTTGCTTAATCCGGAGCAGCGCGATGCCCTGCGTGAGATTATTGATAGCGCGCTGAAGCTGGCCCAGCAGCCGGGTCCTGCGCAGATTGAGGCTGATTATAAAATTGTTGGAGAGTAATACTATGGATAATCAATATTATAGCGATGTAGCCCTTCGTGAACGGTGCATGTTGATAGCCATTAATGCCCACACTGCGATGGGATTTGAGGATGAGGCCATCCGCGAGACGGCGCAGAAGATTTATGAGTTCATTACTGAAGGTAGGGTAACCGATGGACCCGACTGAGGAATACATGATGGCTGTGGTTCCTTTGGGTTGGA